ACTCCCAAGTTTGTTTGGGGCGGCGACTGGTGAGAATACGGTAGGTAACGCGGTAATCCAGATGGATCAGGCACTCCAACGTATAGGGTGCCCATGGAACAACATTCAAGACATGTTTGCAGAGTGCGCGCGCCAAGCAGTAGGTTGCGCGGCAGACTGTAGAGATGGAAAGAAAATTTCACAGACACTACCGGGTAGAGGCAAGGTTACAGTCAACACCTCCAACCTCGCCGGTAAGGTTCTATGCTTCCCTGAGGCCAACCCAGCATTCCCCGAGTCTTGGAATCAGAAGGAAGCTAAGTTGATCAAGATGATCGACGCGAGTACGCAGAATGAGGCAATCAGACAATGGTTGTTCTCTCCGTCGAACTTGCCCATATTGCAAAGCGGCATACGTTTGAAGAAGTTCAAAGTACCCGGCGCGGATTCAATCACCAAGCAGAAGGGGGAGATGGAGTTGCTATTGAGGTCAGGACCAATGCCCAACCCGGCTGTGCTGCAGATACAACAAGTACTGATGAAAGCTGCAGAACAGATGCAACTTGCACAAAAGCAGATGCAACCTGTACCGCCAGAAAGCATGGCTATGGTGCAGCAGTTGCAGAAGCAGATGCAGGCTATGCCTCCACAAGTGAGTACTCTACCTGTTGCGCAGGATGAAAGCGAAAATCACGCAGTGGAAGCTGGTGCTTGTTTTGATTGGATAACAAGCAGTGAAGGTCAGGGTTTTAAGTATGGACCTCCCGAGCAGCGTGCAGCATTTCAAAATCTGCATCTTCATTGGAGTGAACATTTAGCTATGGCAAAGAAGATAGCACTTGCAAATGCTCCTCCAAATAAACCGCCTTCTGAAAGCATCAGTTTGGACATAAGCAAGATGCCTACACCCGTTGCTATACAAGCTCTCGCAAAGATGCAAATAAACGCGAGCCCAGCTGATTTCCAACAGCACAACGCAGAGCAGTTGAACACCGCAGTACAGAAAAAAGCTATACCCGCTGCATTAGCGGATCACGGTAAGCAACAATTAGAAGCACCTCCGAGACAGCTTCGGAGATAAGAAATCTCAGACCTTGATCAGTCTGGGCTAGCGTATGGGGAAGCCCGAAACTTCCCCTGCGCGACCTTTCGGGAGGTAAAGATGATAGTTTATTTGATTACCAATAAAGTGAATGGAAAGCAGTATGTAGGTCAAACTACAAAAACTGTAGAAAAGAGATGGGAAAAGCATCTAGAAAATGCAGATTTAGGTATTAAGTTTCTAATCTACAAATCCATAAGAAAGTATGGTGCAGAAAACTTTTCTCGTGTCATACTTCACGAATGTGAAACCAAAGAAGAGATGGATTTCGTGGAGATGTTCTACATTGCACTACTGAGTACCAAAGCACCAAATGGGCACAACTTAACAGACGGTGGAGAAGGCCAATTTGGACGTAGACTTTCAGAAAAAGCTATACAAAAAATGAGAGATGCGTTTACGGGGAAACCAAACCCTAAGAATTCCGAGCATCTTAAGAAGAACCCAAGACCAAGAAACCCTGTAAATGGCAGATTATTAAGCGACAACGAAATAGCCACAGGAAATTGGGACACTACACCGGCAAAAGCCTCTGAAGAGACTCGTCTAAAGATGAGTAAAGCACATGAGGGTTTTAGACATACAGAGGAATCAAAAGCCAAGATGAGAGGAAAACGTGGCCCAAGAAAAAGGTAAGAAATTGGTTTGTCTCGTACAAAGGCATGGAAGTACAATTTTGAATGAAAGTAATTCCTTCCGTGCGCGAATGGACCCTCCCTTAGATGAACAAGGAGAGCAACAAGCTCAGGATGCTGCAGAAAATCTAAGGAACGAAGGGATAAGCCCGGAACGTATAGTCTCCTCTCCTATGCTCAGGGCAGTGCAAACAGCAGATGCATTTGCAGAAGAATTTGGGTTAGATGTAGAGCAAGATAGGGCTCTTATAAGTTGGAATCTTGGATTTCTTTCGGGAAAAGACAGAGACGATTACGGACCAATTCTTGAACTTTATGTGGACAATCCAAAGTTGACCATTCCTGATGGAGAGCCTTTAGTGGATTTAGAAGACCGCACATTTGAATACTTTGACAAAGAATTGAAGAAAGATAAATTGACGGTTTTCATAAGTCACAATTCCAACATTGTAACATTAGAATCTTTAATCGCTGGAGACAAAGTAGGAAGACCAGAATCCTCAGAGACATCAGTGCAGCCGGGAGGTACTATGGCTGTCTATGTAGATGATTCAGGAAAATATACCACAGAGGTTCTTTTTGGCTCAGAGAAGAAAGCAGAACTGAGTAGTTAGGGAGTTAGTAATGAATGACTCAGACGCAAGAATAGCAAGACTCCTCCAAGCAGCCGCGACTCTTTACACGAGCGGCCACGTACGAGAGGACGCAGTACACGTAGCGATGAAACTGGAAGAACAGGTTATCGCCGCGTTAAGACTCAGAGAAACGACTCAAGACTCAAGGAGATACAAATGTCCGATGAAGCAGGAGTTTTAGATTTCACAGGCGTAGACCTTGCGGCTACAGCCTCGGCAGATGCGTCAGTGGTGGAAACACGGGGCATTGGGAGTGTTTGTAGACTCAGAAGGTAAATACACTTCTGAAGTGCTTTTCGGCAAAGGTAAGGAAGCTACATTTGGATCGTAAAAAGAATCTCAGACCTTGATCAGTCTGGGCTAGCGCGGAGTCTGCCTCAAACAGACTCCTGCGCGACCTTTTGAGGAGGTACAAAAATGCAGAACAAAGACAAGACCCACTGTAAGAAAGGGCACCTTTTGTCTGGTGAAAACCTAATAGTAACCAGCTTAGGAGGGAGACAGTGCAAGGTTTGTAAAAAAGAAGGGGACAAGAATTACAGAGAACGAAGACCAGAGGTGACTAGAGCATCTCAGTCAAAGTACTACGAAGCAAACAAAGACGAAGTAAAAGCAAGAGCAAAGAAGTGGAACTCAGACCACCCAGAAAAGATAAAAGAGAAGAACTCTAAGTACAAGAAGAATTTTCCAGAAAAAGACAGAGCACTGCAGGCAAAGAGAAGAGCACAGAAGACTCAGGCGGGAGGTTCATATACTTCTGCAGAATGGTTTACTCTTTGTTTTGCATGTGGATTCAGATGTCTTTGCTGCGGAGAAGTAAAACCTCTAGAGGCGGACCACGTAGTGCCCGTGTGCCACGGAGGTTCAAGTTTTTTGCACAATATCCAGCCTTTATGCGGAGAGTGCAATCGGCACAAAAGCAAGAAATACACAGACTATAGACTCAAGGAAGGTAAGGACTCATGGCAGATGAAATGGGAGTACTGGATTTTGTAGGTGTAGATATACCAGCAGCAGCCACCACAGCAGACGCTTCGGTGGCCGAAGTAGAAACCCCAGCAGTGGCAGAAACTCCGACAACCGACGTACCAGCAGATGCAACGTCAGCAGTTGATGTACCCAAAAAAGAAGTAAAGACTCAATACAATTCTGACGGGAGCCAAAAAGAACCAGAGGCTAAACCAGAAGACGATGGTAAAGAGTTTGGAGAAAAGACTCCGCAAGACGTACGAAAAGCATTGTCTGCCTTCAAGAAGTCTTCTCCAGAAGCGGCAAAAATGGCCGCTCAACTTCATGGAAGCTATGAGAGATGGGAGGCTGCAAAACAGCTTGTTCCCGGTGGGATCAATGAGATAAAGCAATTGAAAGAGTTCTCAGACCTCGTTGGAGGTCATGAAGGGCTAGAATCGCTTTCAAATGTGAAGGCCAATGCGGAAGCCAGTGACGGCAAGTTGTACGCTGGTGATCCTCAGTTGATCAAGGATATCGAAGCAGACCTGAAGGCACAAGGCAAGAATGATGCATGGGGAAAATTAGCCCCTGCCTTCTTGGATGCAGTGAAGGCCAACGATGAAGCCGGATATAAGGCGGCTTTTGCTCCACATTTCGTGGCAGGTCTGGACTCAGCTAATCTGCCGGGAGCACTGGATTACCTAGTGAAGTCGTTGAATGATCCAGACCCAGCCAAGGCAGTTGCTGCGGCTAAAGAAGCTGCATTAGACATCAAGGGCTGGTATGACAAACTTTCAGCCGAGAACAAGAAGGCTAAGGAGAACGTCGTATCCCCCGAGCGCAAGCAGCTCGATGAGGAACGAGCAGCTTTCCTTAAACAGCAAGAAGAATTCAAGACCAACCAGACGACAGAATTCAAGAACAGCGTTGCCAAGAGTTGCGAGAGTGTCAACAACAAGACCCTCGGTGCATCACTAGGCTCTTACTTGAAGATGCCGTTCTTCAAAGGCTTCGGGCGTGAAAACCTGATGCCTCTGGGCAACACCATCAAGGCTACTCTGTACGAAACCCTCAAGGCCGACAGCGCTTATCAGGCGCAGATGAAAGCTATGTGGGGCGCAAAGACTCCTGACCGAGCCAAGATCGAGGAGTACCACAAGGCGAAGGTAGCATCTATTTCGGAAGAACTCGTACGTGGGGTTGTTCAGAAGATGTACCCCGGGTACGCCAAGGGTGGAGCAGCAGCGGGCCGTGTAGCAGCCAAAGAAGTGAAGGCAACTGCAGCAGCCAAAGTGGATGCGAAGGCAGTAGCCGAGAACAAGCCGGTTTACGTTGCACAGAAGCCC